TATTCTTAATGTAGAATTCAACTTATGGCCTTGGACAAGAAACTTGGTTAAATATGGTGATTTTTATTTACAATTAGAAATGGCGGAAAATATTGGTATTGTTAATGTACTTCCAATGTCTACCTATGAAATGAGTAGAATTGAAGGATTTGACCAAGGAAATCCACAAAGAGTTAAATTTGTTTATGCACCATACCAAAACCCATTAGGTGGTATGTCGACAACTCCTAAAAAGGAATTAGAAAATTATGAAGTTGCACATTTTAGATTAAATGGTGATTCAAACTTCTTACCATATGGTAAATCTATGATTGAAGGTGCAAGAAGAGTTTGGAAACAAGTAACTTTAATGGAAGATGCTATGTTAATTCATAGAGTAATGAGAGCTCCTGAAAAGAGAATATTTAAAATTGATGTAGGTAATATTCCACCAAATGAAGTTGACCAGTACATGCAAAAAATTATCCAATCATCTAAGAAAGTTCCTTTTGTAGATGAAAAAACCGGAGAATATAATTTGAAGTTTAATATGATGAATATGACCGAAGATTATTATATGCCAGTAAGAGGTAATGATAATGGTACTTCAATTGATACTTTAAAAGGTTTAGAATATAATATGATTGATGACATTAACTATTTAAAGAATAAGTTAATGGCGGCATTAAAAATACCAAAAGCATTTTTAGGATATTCGGAAGATACAAATGGTAAAGCAACTCTTGCGGCAATGGATATTAGATTTGCAAAAACCATTGAAAGAATACAAAGAGTATTGATTTCAGAATTGACAAAAATTGCAATTATTCATTTATATACTCAAGGTATAGACGATGCAAGAATGGCACAATTTTCAATAGAATTAACCACTCCATCTAAAATTTACGAACAAGAGAAGGTTGAGTTATATACTGCAAAAGTTGGTTTGATTGCACAAATGCAACAAACAAAAATGTTTTCTAAAGAATGGATGTATCAAGCTATTATGGGAATGGCAATTGATGAACAAGATGAAATTACATTACAAGTATTGGAAGATACAAAACAAATGTTCCGTTTAACTTCAATTGAAACACAAGGTATCGTCCCAGCAAAACCAACAGGAACAGATGAAACTACAAATGTAGAAGAAGAAATAACAAATATAAATACGGAATTAGAAGAAGATGGTAAGGTTGGTAGACCAAAAGATGCGGTTAGATATGGTAAAGATGACCATCCAGAAGGAAGAGACCCGTTGGGAATTAAAACTTTAAAACAAAAAGAAGATTCGGTAAAATATAAACCAAGAAATTCATATCAAGAAATATTTAAAGATATGAAAGGGAATAAAAAAACCATTTTAACAGAAGAATTTACTGAAAAAGTAATAAACCAATAGAAAAAACATATTTATATCAGAATAATTGTATAATTTAATGAAAAAAATAAAACATTCAAAGTTTAAAAATACTGGATTTATATTTGAGCTATTAGTAAGACAAATCACATCAGAAATCATGTCTTCAAATAAATCAATAGCTGAAAAAATATTAAAAGAACATTTTAATGCTAAACAAGAATTATCAAAAGAATTGAAATTATATCAATATCTTATAAATGAAAAATATAATTCCGAAGCAAAGGCTGAAAAGTTTATTGATACGATACTAGAAGCTCGTAAAAGATTAGATGAAAAAAAGCTTACAAAAGAAAAATATAATTTGATTAAAGAAATTAAAGAAACTTACAATTTAGATGAGTTTATTAAATCTTCTATTTCTAATTATAAAACATTAGCATCTATTTATAAAATATTTGAAACGATTGCAACGGATACTCAATATGACCCAACTGATATAGTTTCTTCTAGATTTACAATTACAGAAAATATTATTAATTCTTCTATTCAAAATAAAGATGTTAAGATTAAAGATGCTGTATTAGAAGAATATAGAAAACAAGACGAAGACTTACGAGCGGTATCTTATAAATTGTTGGTTGAATCTTTTAATAACAAATATAAAAATCTTACAAATGAACAAAAATCATTGTTAAGAGAATATATTAATAATATTAATAATACTGGTAAATTAATCGAATATGTTAGTAATGAGGTTACTAATTTAGTAAACTCTTTAAAAGAAGTAGGTTCTAAAATTAATGATAAAGTAACTCAAATTAAATTGGCTGAAACAATTTCGAATATTAAAAAAATTAAATCAGTAAAAAAAATTAAAGAACAACACTTATCAGCATTAATGATGACTTATGAGTTATTAAGTGAATTAAAACAATCCATTAAAAAATAAAATTATGAGTGTAAATTATAGAGCATATAACGCAAAATTGGTAACATCCGGTTCTGCTACGTTGATAGATAGAGTTTGGGGTATAATGCCTGTAACCGGTGTGACTGGTACAGTTACATTGGAAGGAAACACAACTATCTCATTAGCACATTTGACAGCAGGAGAACCATTTCCTTGCTATGTTAAGAGTATAACAGTAACCAATGGTGGTTCTGTTTATGTATTAGCTTAAATTAAACATATAATCAAATGACAGAAACATTAAAAACGGAACAACTTAATAAAATAAGAGAAATTATTCGTAAGATGGTGCGAGAAATGATGATTGACGAAATGAATGTAACCGGTAATGTAGATGGATATAATACTCCATTTGCATTTAGTGGTAAAGATGGTGAAAAGAAAAAAGGAAAAAAACAAGCAGACTTAACCGGATATAGTGTTGTTAATGAAAATCGTTGGTTAGAATTAAAACAAGATGAATCAACTGCACAATCTAAAATTGGTAGAGGTATATCTAACATCAATAAACAATTAAGAGAAATGGAAAGATTTCTTAATTGGTATGGTAAGATTAAGAATGAAAGTGGTGTTAGTAACAAATCTTATTGGAAAAGGACAAATAGTCATATTTATAGTATACAAGAGAGATTATTAAAATTAGACCAAAAAATCAGACAAATATCAGAATAATGAAATTAGAACAATTAAAACAAATCGTAAGAGAAGTGATGGAAGAATCTCATGATGATTATGAGAAATTTTTTAAACACATGCTTACTAAAACAGGCCATTCATTGAAAGACATGTCACCAAAGGCTAAAAGCAAATTTTTTATTGCAATCGATAAAGCATATAAAGCTAAGAACGAAGGTAAATTAAGAGGATATAACGAAGACTTACCTGGAAACCAAGATGTATTAGATGTAGATAAGGATGGTGAAATTGAAGCTTCTGATTTGGCAAAATTGAGAAACAAAAAATAATGAATAAAGGATTATTGATAGAAACTCACTTATTTGAAGCAAAACTTCAAAAAGAAGAAAATGGAACTTATTTAGTTAAGGGTATTCTACAAAGAGCAGGTGCTCCAAATCAAAATAATAGAAGATATCCAAAAGAAATCTTAGAAAGAGAGTGTAACAAATATCAACAACTTATTAAAGAACGTAGAGCATTGGGTGAATTAGACCATCCTGAGTCTCCGGTTATTAACTTAAAGAATGTATCACACAACATTAGAGAAATCTATTGGGAAGGTGATGATGTATGTGGAGTAGTAGAAATACTTTCAACACCATCAGGTAACATCTTAAAAGAATTATTAAAGAACAATATTCGTTTAGGTATTTCATCTAGAGGATTGGGGCAGGTTAAAGAATTAAAAGATGGAACTGTAATGGTAGCAGAAGATTTTGAATTGATAGGTTGGGATTTTGTATCTAACCCATCAACACATGGTGCATTTATGGCACCTTTACAGGAGTCAAAACAATGGGCAAAGATAGCAGAAGAATGTGGTAAGTGGTGTAAGTCACAAGATTTAATGAGAGAAATTATAATAGAATTAAACTAATAAGATGATAAAGTTAAAAGATATATTAAGAGAATCTGAAATTGGTGGTAACAAATTACCATCTGTTTTAAAAAAACATTTTTTAGAAATCATATCAACTTATGGACAACATAGAGAAGGTATGAGTAGAAAATCCGATATTAGACAAGTTGCTGAAACATTGGGTGGTATTGCGGATGCAGCATCTGAATATACATTAAGAGAAGCAGGTGATTGGTTTGACCAAGTTACCATTAAGAGAAATATGAAAGAACTTGCTAATTTACAAAAAGCATTTGAAAAAGAAGCAATTGAAGCAAAGGCACAAGAACAAAGAATGGAAGCTTTATATGAAGATATGGGGCACGTATTAGGAAGATACTTTGAAATTGCAGATATATCGGAAGATGTAATGAAGAAAAGATTGGGATTACAAGAGCAAAAATGTAAAACTTGTAAATAATGGAACAATTAGCATCATTATTATTACATAGTAGAACACAAGTTCATTCCTTTCATTTAGGACAAAAAGGACCAGGTGCATTTTCGGCACATTTGGCATTGGGAAATTACTATGATACTATTGGTGGATTAGTAGATGGGTTGGTAGAAGCATATCAAGGACAATATGGATTAATTAAATTACAATCCGTTAGTGGTTTAGATACAAATAATGATATTAAAAATGTAATTTCATATTTTGATAAATTATGTCAAGCAGTTGCAAAATTGAGAAAAGAAGAAAAATTACAAATGAGTTGGTTACAAAACGATATAGATACGGTTGTAACTTTATTATACTCAACAAAATACAAATTGGTTAATTTACAATAGAAGAATGTTAGTAGTAAGTGTTAAGGGTGGAAATATAGAGTGGGCCATAAAAGATTATAAAAAGAGAGTTCAGTCCATAAAGCAAATAGAAGAACTTAGAGAAAGGAAGAATTTTATTAAACCTTCCAAAAGAAAGAGGTTACAAAAAGAAGAAACTATAAGAAAAAACAAACTATTTTAATAGTTTTCTTTAGTTTTCTAAAAAATTTACATATATATTATCAAATATCTTATTTTTTATTATAAGATTACAAGACATAGTTGATTAATGAATACCCTTGTTTATAAGGAGTGACCGAACAATCAACATAATTACATTGGAGTTCCCTACAAGAATAACTTCACAACAAAATTTAAGGAGAAAACAAGATGGCAAATTCAAAATTATTGAAAGAAGCAATCGCCGATGCTAAAGCCGTAAAGGAAACAGCATTAGCAAACGCAAAGTTGGCTTTGGAAGAAGCATTTACTCCAAGACTTCAATCTATTTTAGCTGCAAAAATGCAAGCTGAAGCAGAAGATATGGAAGATAAGGAAGATGCAGAAGCAACAAACGAAGAATTAAGTTCAGATGGTATCGGGTCTAAAGTAGACGCTGGATACGCTGAAACTCCAGGTGCAAACCCAACTCTAACTGCACAAACCGATTTATCAGTAGGTGTAAAGAAAAGTAGTGGCAAACCTGAACAAGCTGGTACTGACTATAAGAAAGTAGCAGACATTTCTGAAGAAGAAAATCCGTATGGTGATGACAAGATGGCTGGAGATGACAAAGATGCAGAAATTGCAGAATTGAAAGCTAGATTAGCAGAATTAGAAGGTGAAGATTCTGAAGAAGAAAATCCATTTGCAAAAGCAGAAGGTGAAGATGAAATGGGCATGGATGACATGGGCATGGATTCTGAAATGGGTGACGATACAATGGACATGGACTCTGACGATGAAGAATCAGAAGATGATATGGACTTAGAAGCTATTATCAGAGAGTTAGAACAACAATTAGAAGGTGATGGTTCTGAAGAAGACGAAGAACGCATGTATGAAGCTGAAGAAACTGAAAAAGTTGAAGAAGCTAAAGACGAAACCGAAGAAAAAACTACAACTAACGAAATGGAAAAAGCAAAAGAAGAAACTGATGAAGTTATCGACTTAGAAGAAATTTTAAGAGAAATGGAAGCTGACTTAACAAACGAAGCTGAAGAACCTAAAGATGACGAAAAAGAAAAAGAATTGAAAGAAGCTTATTCTACCATCAAATCTCTTCAAAAAACTATTAACGAAGTTAACTTATTAAACGCTAAGTTATTATTCGCAAACAAATTATTCAGAGCACAC